TCAAGTACTCTTCCTTCAAATCCACCAGAAAGCTGACTTCCTCACCTGCGACTTTTCTCAGGATGGCCAGTCTCTGCAAAGCTTGGTACTCCTCCGCAAAGAGCTCATACGGAGAACCAATACAATGTGTATTCTTGGCGCTCTCACTTACAGGGCAGCCAACGCAGCCTTTGTGAAAAAACAGATCGCACAGTGCGCATTCCTTGTGCCCAATACCTCTCGTGAAGTCGCCGTAGCAACGACTCTGCCATGCCGCGATTGAGTCATCGAAGGCCTTAAGAAGGATGACATCGCGTTTCGGCTTTAGCAGCACTCTGCGGGAGAAGAGCACATACTTATCCCCACCGCCGATTATAGCGAATAGGGAGCAGTCACGCATATCCCTGTCCAGAAAAATTATATCGGCGTTATTAGGCATGCTCTCATATATCTTTGTAACAAGGATACGATTTCCTCCATCTTCCCTGTTCCAAATATCTCCCACTTTAATCATTTACTTCTCCTCTTGGTATAGGCTGTTGAACCGAGTACGGAACTCCGTATCGGGCGATGTGCGGAACCAGATGATTCCGTTGATGATCTTCTCCTCGTAGTACATATCAGAGGTCCAGGATGTACTTGTAGAAAGTAGCGTTCTCGAACTCTACAAACGCCTCCTTGAAGTCCTCGATAACCTTATCAGCCTCGATCTCCAAGAAGTCGTCTGTAGCCACTACGCTACGCTCTACTTCAGCTTCCTTGACAAAGAAAGCTACAGGCGCATGGCCCTTCAGTTGTCTAACTACGATTATTACTCTTCTGCTCATGCTACTCTCCTTCTGTTGAAATAAGGTATCCCGATATTAACCCGTCGGGACTCGCGAGAAATTTTTAGCGCAGTCGATTGGACATTGGTGTGGGTCCAAGGCCGCTCGACTGCGCACGGAAACAAGCTGATGTGGGTCAGCGAGAACCTTAAAGTGTTGCTAGTGCTTCGTCAATAGCCTTTCGGCCTTTTCTGGTGAGCACTGCGATGAGACCTGCAGGTTTGCCCTTAAAGGAAACATAACCCATCTCCTGCAGGATCTCCAGCATGATGACATTCGTGTCGCATACCTTGAATGTGCCCGCTTGTTCCAAACAGATCAGAAATTGCAGGGTATTCAGCTTGAAAACTCTTTGCATCTTCATCTTTACTCTCCTTGGTTGAAATGTATTCTAAACAGTTTGCTGTTAAGAATAAACTCCAAAAGCAAAAACTACCAGTAAGTTCAATTGGCACCTACGGCACCCGTCGCCTGGGTAAAACGGGTAACGCAGGTTTGCTACAAACAACATATTCCTCCCAGAGGCTGACTTTCCCACATATTGATTAGGCATTGTTATACTCCTTTATCAAAAGTTTAGCTTCTATATGTTGCATTAAAAATAGCCGAATAACGCATCGGCAAACCGCGAGTGCCTTACTGTCAAGAATGTATGTCACCAGTAACATTCTCTATCCAGTTAATCTGTCTGGCAATCTCATCCCTAGGTCGCTTGCCGTCACGACTGGCAAACTGAGCATCGGAATTATGGTTCTTCCTACATGAGTTTAACATGTGACCTCGCCAGAGTTTTCATATGGTTGGCGCGCTCTAACACTGAGCTAAGGAAGAAGATCGTCAGCAGTGACTCGGCTGTAGTTTGTAGGTCTTTTCGACTTTATAGCCGACGCCAGCATTTACCACTATATCCTGTATCCAATATGTAACATAACCTTCTTTGGTCTTGAAACGATGATCGTGCCCCATACGAATGTGCTCTCCTGGTCGATATCTTTCAATTACATCTGTGCTATCTGGAGCCTCAGCACTCACACTACTGATTTTATTTTTAACCTCGATTACTAGTTCCTTGTAGTGAGTGCCCATACGTTCTCTTAGCTTACAACCTTTTTTTGGCTTGGGCATAGAGTCCTTTACTGCGACATTCTTACAAGCAAGTAGCATCATCATTTGCAATACAGTTGTGAAGACCCAATTCATCCTTCCAACATGCGTATCGCTTCCTTCAAAATTGTAAGTGCCGAACTTTCTCGTGACCAAATTGTCAGGACGATAAAAGCCAACAACATTACCATTCTCTGTCGGGACGTTCGGATTAGCTTCTACAACTATCTCTGTCTCACCTTCCGCCAAGGAAAACGCGGCAAGAATAGGTGCAAATACCCAAGGAGAGCCTATGGTACGTGTAAAGTAATTCAGCGTTATTAATCCCTCGGGCGTTGCTTGCCTGAGCAGTAGTATATTACACAAATCACCTTTGTTAGCTCCCTCTTGAAACTCCACCACCATCTTTCGGTATGGTAGACAAAAGCGTCTTACAGTGAACTTCTTTGTGTTAATCAGAACGCCATCATTAGGTATTTTGAATACAGGGGCATTCTTAAACTCGAGTAACAGACCACTGATCGATATACTCGCAATTTTGAAGCCAGGTGTATCACCTTCTGGATCTTTTGGAAGTCTGACATCATTACCGTTAATTCCACTAATAAGTGTCTTCATTGTGTCTCCACTTGGATTGTATGGTTCTTCCTGCATGAGTTTAACATGCTACCTCGCTCTAGTATGTGGTGAGCGCGCTCTAACACTGAGCTAAGGAAGAAGACTGGTGCTACCTGTCTGATTCGAACAGACGACAGCCTGATTACAGGTCAGGTACTCTACCAACTGAGTTAAGGTAGCTTGTTAATAACGTGCTCTGCCGTTTCCTTTATTCTTTGCCCTATAGGTATCTGTCTGGCTGTGACAATTAGGACATAAAAGGATTAGGTTGGCTTCGCTTGTGTTCTGAAATACACCATCAATGTGTTCTACTTCTAGTGTTATAGGCATCTCACACCAGTTTGTTATTCCACATTCGCAGCAAGCTGTATACTTCTCATGCAAGTATCGCATAAGGTGTCCACTAAGTTGGCCGTGTGCCTTGCTACCCTTCAAACCGTCTACAAGTCCGTCCTTCCATTCACGGATATAGAACTCGTATTCAAAGTCCTTCTGGCATTGGTTGCCACAATATTTGCTATTGTAGCTAGCTTTGGTGGTGTATTCCTTGTTACAGTGTATACAGATTGCTTGCATGGTCACTCCATATCTTATATTTGGTTTATGAGTACCTTGTGGTATTCATATAAGATACTAAGTTCTGCGCAAAGCCTCTTCTACAGCTGACTCTGTTTCCTTGCTGACTGTCTTTTGAGACTCACTCCAGATTCGGAGTTGTTCCTCTGTCATCTCATCAGGGCAGTACTCGAGTATAAGCGCGTCGATCTTCGCTTGCAGCTCTTCGCACTTTCGTATATATCCTGTAACTTCCTCTGCGGTTACAAGATCCTGAAGCTCATGTGTAGGCATGCCTTGTTTGAAAGTAGGTACACGGTCTCCATAGAAACCCGATATTGGCAACTTTCGTAGACGAACGATTGTCTCTAGAAGAATATTATCGCGTTCTATAGGGGTTCTTCGAGGTAGCTTGAACTCCTCTGCTACTTGGTGAAGCTCTTCCACGAACACCTGTGTATTCATTTACCGACCTTTCCTGAAGTGTGATGACGCATCCATATATCATAGCTGAACTCCTGCATTAGCAGCCTAGCTGAATCAACCTTGTCCATAGCTCTGCTAGGCTCCTTTTCAGTAAGCTCAATTGCTTCAGTCAGATATGCATCGATCGAGCGCCTTAATTTATCCAAATCCTTCTTCATTTACGCTTCATCCTTAGGCACTCCCGCATTGCAGTAAAGACCCGCTGTGTGGTAATAGGAACAGATTTACCTATCTCTGTGTTGTTGGCCCTGTGGTAGATCTCTGTCAGCTCAGCATTAGAGTACTCTTTATCGGCCATAAACCGACTATAACAAGCACTCTTGAGATAGCAATCCCCGCAATCTTCATCAGGGCCGCTTCCATAGCATCTTTTCATTTCTGTATCTTCAAATTAGCGCTAGTCACTGGCTTGACCATTTCGTCGCCTTTTATGAAGTGCACAGTTCCCTCATAAAGATTCAAAATAAGCACCTTGTTGTCGTTAATGCTTTCTTGAATTGTATGCGAGTTCAGAAGGTAGTCTGTCGGGACCACTCTCATGAAATAACCAGTACGCTTAAGACGACTGAAGATTCGCCGTTTGTGTACTTTGCAGGCCGGTGTCAGATCCTCCGGACTTGCCTCTACTAAGATCTCTAATGCGCTCATCTTTTTGTCTCCGCTTGGAACATTTAGAATGGTCACGAGCACTGCGATAATGTCCACAGTACTCACATTTGGTTGTAGAATTAAACTGCATTTAACAATTTCCTTTTATACGCTTCCATTGCACCTTTTGGGTCGGGATGATTGAACCACACAAGTAACATTGCATTTAATGCCATGTCACACTCAATACAGATAGGGCGGTAGTATCGGGTATCTGAGCAGATCTGCCATTGAAACACTGAAGGTTTACCACAGCGTATACAAGGTTGACGATGAATCGTCTCTGCGAGATACGGCTTAGTGCGCTTAGTCTTCCAGCTCATTTTACAAAAGCCTGCGCAAACCAATGGCCTTCCATTATGGAGACACCACCTAATGGCGTCCAATCGTTTTGTAGCATTTCTGAGCATCTGCGCTCGAATTCAAGAAGCGCGTGTTCATAGATTAATTTGTATCGCATTACTTCTCCGCATGTATGAACAATAGCCGCCACCAAGTAGGCCCGCGATTGCACCATTCAGGGTGGTCGTTCCACATTAAGGCAAGTTGCCTTTGAGACATACCATGTTTAAATTTTATCATACATCAATTGCCTGTTGCCCTGAATACCCAATTATGTACAGCATGTGCTACCTCCTTAATTAATAGACCTGCGACAAGCCTATTAATTAAAGAGCCCTACTAAACTCTCGTGGAGTAAAGTAGGGCTAGTTAATCATCATCTTTTAAGCAACATCCTACAAGTAGGGTAGTGCCTTGGGCCATGATGCTAGCCCTGAATTTGTGACCACTTGGTCGTATATTGGTGAGTGTTTTTACTACCGCCTCGTCAAGGGAGGAGAGACCTTTGGCAGCAGGAGGGTGACACACAACCCGAACCTGTTTCACTTTAAGGATGACACAGGCTCAGTAGCCTCAGTGGTTCCTTAAGCGGCCTTCTTTGCAGCCTTTTCAGCAGCCTTCTTCTCATCACGCGCCTTATTGTAGGCGGCAAGAGCTTCCGGACCAGCGGCCTTAGCAGCCTGGTACTCAGCCAGACCAGTACCACCAGGAGCAGCACGCTTCTCAATGCCAGCTTCGTATGCATTCAGAATTGCATCTTTGTTTGCGATAACCCATTCAGCAGCCTTGGCATCAGCCAGAGCAGTCAGAGCCTTCATGGTTTCAGCAGCCTTCTCTTCAGCAGTCAAACGCTTGACGCTGGGCCAACGGAACGAATCAAGAACAGCTTCAGCATTGTCAGTAATGAAACGCAGCTTTGTATCACCAAGCGAACACAGGTGATCCAGAGCCTTCTTCAGCTTATTACGCTCAGCCTTGGTGACGCGCGCAACCGTACCAGCTTCGAAAGCCTTTTGGATTTCATCATCATTTTCCAGAAGGAATTGAGCCAGATTCTCGTTGCCGTTAGCGACCTTCTTCAACGCAGCAGTGATCAAAGGCTTACGCAGATAGTCTTTCGCTTCTCCAACAGTAGCGAACCATTTGCCATCAGCGGTCATTACACCTTTTTGCAGCGTCATGTTAGGATTGCTCATTTTCTATTTCCTCTTTTATAGTAATACGACACACGATATTGTATGCCATATAAGATACCTCGTCTTGCACAATTGCTAGATCAAGGTTGTTGCACCAGTTTAATACTTCTCGGCAAACTGGCCAGCCTCAAACTGATTCTATCATTAATTTAACGAGGTCGCGCCCTCAAGGGGTGGCTAGGTTTGGTCATAGGGGCTGCCGAATTTTGTTGGCACTTGCCCCTACCCTACCCCACAATCGGTCCGCTATGGCCCACTAGAGCAGCCCTGCGCGGGTTTTGGAGTGACATCTGCCCAAGTGCGACGAGTAACAATACTGCTGATAGTCGCGTTGTGCACTCCGTAGATCTTCCCAATTGCACCGTTTGACATACCACTTAAATGTAATCTGTATATTTCTGGAATGTCTCTTTCAGTTAGCAACACCCTGGCACTCCGCTTCATTAAACCCATTTTATGTGCATGTCTTACGTTCTCTCGAGGTGTACACCACTCTAAATTATCAAACTTGTTGTGACATTTAATCCCGTCTTTATGATTTACTTCTGTATCGCATAATGACCTTGGTAGAAACGCCGCAGCCACTAGTCTATGTACGCCTGTGTATAGCTTGTCTGGTACTCTTAAATACACATACACATAGCCTTTATTCAATTTCAGAGGTAACTCATTCTTTAGAGGTAACATTCTTACCCTGCCAAGAGATGAAACCTCGTAATTAGTGTTACCAACTACTGGTCTCCATTCCTCGGCAGACATCTTAACCTCGCAGTGCGATCGGGATCACCTTACTTGCCGCCCGAACCGTATTAGCAGTGTTCACAAGCTCAAGTGTAGTTTGAGCATGCTTTTCTTCAGCTTCAGTAAGGCGTACAGATGCCTTAATGAAGTTCGATTGAGCCAGCTTCAAGTTGCGTGTAGCTGTCTCTAGTGCTGCCTGGACTTCTCCAAGCGATAGTACTGTTGTCTTAGCCATTATTCAATTTCCTCGTCGCTACCATCATCTTCGATACGGTTGTCATCAGCCTCTTTCACTTCTTCTTGGCCGTCATCTGGCTGCAACCACATACCAGTTTCAGTATCAACCACGAAGTTATCTTCACTCTCAGCGTAGTCACGAGCAATAAGTTCATCATTCGTGCCACGGATACTGCCATCAGCGGTGTCAGTAATATAAAATCTAAACTTCATTTTAGTCCTTTAGATCAACAGCATTAGTCGAATTAGTGTGGCCTTCAGGTGTAGCTATGCCCCATATTTGTTCTGCATCCATGAATACAGATTGCGGATGATCGTCTATCCATACATTAGGCTTGATACCAACTGCTTCTAAGAATGGCTTCTTTGCTTTCCGACCTGTACAGAAGATGTTGCCCTCTCCGATTATCTCATACAAGTGATCATGCATAAGTTCTGATGGATACCGCATAGTGACTGCGATAAGCCTATGTCCTTGTGCATCACAACCTGAAGCAAAGATTCTCCATAGCATTATATCTTCCGTAAAACAACCATCATAGTCCAACGCAATGATCACTAAGCTGCTCCTGGAAATGTCAATATTGATGCATGCACTTGTGGTGTTATCAACCTGTTACGCTTACGTATCTCAGCCTGTCCTGGAGATTGCATCCGCATGATCTGCTCAAGTAGTTGAGAGACTTCTTGAGGTTCCACAATGATTTCCTTAGCTTCCGCTTCCTTTAGCTTCAGGAATAGCGGCGTCATCATTATATCCTGCTCATGCATTTCTATCGTTCTCGGCCTCGTTTCGCCCCATTCAATAAACTGTGGCATACACGTATCATACTTGAACACAAAATCATTTGCTACGTGTACTACATTAAATGTAGGGCCGTTCCACTCTTGCATATACTGGTGTTGAAAGCTATTGTAACGATCCCGTTCCATATACTCACGATACTCACGACTGACGGCCAGCATCTTTAAATTAGACTTATCGTGATACAGAAGTAGACGCTTCTCGCTTGCAAAATCATAAGGACGATATTCCTCCTCGAGAGATATTCTCCAGCCACGTCTGCCAAGTGCTTCTGTGGTTGTTTCCCATCCCTCGAAGAGTACAGGACAGGGTGGATTAACCCGTAAAAGAGCCATCGGAAATACTCTGCTCGAGATCAGCAATCTCGCGCTCGATGTTCTTTACAATACTCTTTGCCGCATCCAGCTCGCGCAACTTCTTGACCAGCGCCTTGGTAGCCAGTGCTGCCTTCTCTTCGGCGATTTGCTTGTTTGCTGCTTCTTTTGCTAATTTGATATCAAACATTACTTAGCTCCATCCATTTTGGTTTAGGGAAACGTCCTGAAAATTGGTACTCATACACTGTTTCGAAAGTGATACTAGTCGCCTCAGGCCACAAACGTAGCAACTCTGGGATGCTGTCTACATAGGCCACTACGATAGCATAGCCTTCACCATAGCCTGAACACCAGTACGGATGCTCTATTGGCCACACTACAGGTCTATAGTCATTCTCGTTTGCGTGGAATCGCGCTCTTAGCATTTATTTACGCCTCTCAATTTTGATTGTAAATGGAAACAGTCTATGCCACCACCGCTTGGCTAAATACTGACTGCGAAGTTCATTCTTCATACGCACTACTTCCTCATTAAACAGTTCCTCTTTGAGTTGTTCATGCGCATCTAAAAGTACCTTGCAGTAGTTGATGTCTCTAGACTTTTGCAAGTTCATGTTCTCTTGGAACCTTAAAACCAGCTGCATGAAAGTGCCCACCACCGCCATATGCAAATGCGATTGCACTCACATCAGCTGCAGAGGGATTGTCTTTATTACTCCTTAGAGAGAATATACGATTGTCTCTGTTGTCGTAATATGTTGCAGAGAAGGGCGCGTCCATCGACATTATCGTGCCAGCGTCAGATGCCATTAGGTATGGAACATTCAACAGTGGTACGTACTTGTACTCACCCAAGTCGACATAACGCTTCGCTACCCGAATCATCTCATTTACATCTTTGATATGCTTCTTCTCTAGGATAGCGCCAAGCTTGATATAGCCATCAATCTCACGTTTGGTCGCCTTCATGAACTTATCCCACACCTTCATATCATACTCATGTGAGAACAAGAACATGCTTACTTCCTTGGAGCCAGGCAACTCAAACCTCCACAGATCACGATCTTGAATGTAAGCAATCATCCGAGGAGTCGTCTCCTTCTTTTGTCTGATTGTCTGCATGAACTCCCAGGCCAGCATTGCGCCAGACTTCTCGTTCGAACAGAATTTCATATCAAGACCTTTAGCCTGCAACGGCCAAAGATCCTCCAAAGCACTCTTGTGGTGATCGATCAGTGTTACGGATTTTGCAAACTTGAGCATTGTTTCGACTTGATCGTGTTTATAGCTGAAATCAACCAGATACACATCACGATCAACTACGTCAGGGACAGGTGCATTATAGCTACCCGCGTAGTACATGGCATTATCCCCAAAGTGCCTCCAGAACGACCAACATGCTCCGAAGCCATCAGCACAGTCTTTGTGAAAGATTACGATTGGTCTTTTCATAGTTTACCTGATATTACGATTAACATGCCGATTATTACACCTAGGAGACCGCACAACAAAAAGAATTGACCTTCCTTCATGCCGTCTCACCGCGCTCAACTACCTCTTCCATTAGCCTTGTATGCCATGCCTCCATTTTCTCTTTGCTACCCCAACAAGGCGATGGAGTAAAATTATAAAAGAAACACACATATGCAAGAAGGAGCTCGATATTGGTGTCATCTGCATTCATGCAGGCGGCTTTAAGATCATTACAAATTACCGCTTGTAAAAACGCACCTGGAAGAACACCTTTCTCTACGTACATAACAATACCTTCATGCATGTACGCAGGCACCTTTTGACCCCTAAAGACAGCTTCTTGCAGGTCTTCTAAAAGTTCACTCACGCGGATCCCTCCAAAATGCTACAGGGAAAGGTGTGTTGCACAGCATTTCTATCAAGCACAAACCCTTATCTGTAACGAAGTAAGTGTTATCATGAATAACGGTGGACTTTATCGAGTGCATCTCCAAAATCCCCTCTTTTCTGAACATGTCTATCGTCTCTCGAACTGCAGGAGAAGATATATGCGGGTGCTCGTTCCGAAATGCATGGTAGTGTATCAAAACATCAAGATCATTTGGCGTCATTTGATGGCATCTCAGGTGGTGTTTCAGCTGCTCCGAATTGGTCTTCAAGCCTCTTGGAAATATCTACTGCGATCTTGTGCCAAGCCACCGGATTGATGAATGTTGAGCCATTGTCCACTGGTTCAGGTTGTGCTGCCACTTGCTCCGCATAATACCGAATTGCCTCTATGATGAAGCCCTGGCAAAGGCCACCCATAGGGCTGTGATTCATCAGATCTTCAACCAGCGCCATATTAGTCTCAAACTTTTTGCTCATGAAGCTCTCCATCGTATTTGTCACAGATTGATAAACCATTCACCGTCTTGTTCTTAGGTTTGCATCTCACTAATCCGAATCTTGTAACTGTAGCTAACTTACACTTACGACAACAGCCGCCTCTATGACTCTTATCAAGCAAGGTTGAGTACCGTTGTGTGTTCTCCTCGATTGCAGCTAACTGGGTGGTATAGTGTTGCACCACAGCTGTCTTTTCGTTATAGTGATTATGCATGAGCACATTTGTCCAATTGCCATGGCTTAATTACACTGCCGTAACCCTTGTCTTCCAACTCAGCCTTCATCCTCTCCGCTTGGTGTCTAGAACTACAAATTCCAAAGATACTGTTATCCAAGCGACTTACCACGGCGTATACATCATAATTTTCTTCGATTCTTTTTCGTAGCAGTGCCGAGACAGGAGAGAGATTCATAGCATACCTCATTCAAAGATTTTGTCGATGATTGTTGCGATATAGGCACTATTGAGCTTGTCAGGATTTACACCCTTTAGCGCTTCTATCAACTGATACATATAAGCTTGGTCAACACCTGTGAGTTGTTCTTGTAGGACCTCCATGTCTTTTAGATTGATCTCGCCGAGTTGCCACATTATTTTCAGCAATTGCCCTGCAGAAATTCTCCAACCACGCTCGATAAACTTCTTTGCTCTGAAGATTGATGCAACAGGGTATAGCGATCCATTGTAGATCAAGTTACGCGCCAGCATACACTCAAGTGCCTCAGGCGGTAGCACAAGCTTATTCTCACCGTAATCATACCAGCATGTGGCATGCACGAAATCGAAGTTAGTGTGAATAATACCAGGGCTGCCAGCAAATCGAATTATCAGCTGAATCTTATCACTGAGCGTGATTGCATTTTGTGACATGAACACTGCACGATACTTCTTCTGCGCTTCATCAGTCTTTGCAGTGGACTCAGCAAAGTTCTCTGCTTTGTCACCGTGGTAACCTTCGAAATATCTATAAGTCTCTTGAGCTTCTGCAGCCACACCTGCGGACTTGATATAAATTACAATGCGCTCTTCTGTAATACCCTTACAGTTCTTAATTTCCTTACGCATCACTGCAGGGTTGCACGGATTAGTACCAGCTGTAGGAAGCTCACCCACACGGTCATTAAACTCTTTTACATAGTACTTGGCGATAGCTTCGGCAGCACCTAATGACTTGAAATAAATATCATAGTCATTAATCTTTTCACCCAAGAGCATCGAGGTTATACTACCACCTGTTACGATGATCTCATCCTTGATCTCATTTACAAGGATATCGTCTGTGATTGAGGCCAACCAGTCATCTATCTTGGCAGCGAGATGACGTCTAATACTGCTCTTCTTGAAACCCATCTGAGGCTTATCCGTTGACATGTATGACTCCCTGTGTCTTGTCCTTCATTTGATCGATAGCGATTCCCATAGCTTCTATGGTGACGTCTTCATGGATGACTTTATTATTGTACACAAGACAAAAACATTGTCTTCCATTTAATTCTTCAATGAGCCACACAGTAGCACCTGCAAGGCGCTGGTCAGCATACTGTGAGCCTAATCTATCTTTGTACCACTTGGTACCTAATTTGTCAACCATATCAGGGTCACGCGTTATTGTAACCAAGCTCTTTCTCCTTGTTGCTTATATACGCATTCAACTGTTCCAGAACGCGCTGCTTGCTGCCTACAAAGCCGAACTCACGCTTCACAACTGTGTAGCAAGTAGGGGCTGCTTTTATCATACCTCGGATCTCTAGTCCAAGCCCTTTTGACAATACTTTTAATCTAAACAAACCAATTGTGTCGGGATCAGTTATCGCACTCATCCATTTCCTCTTTTATTTCCTTCATACGCTCTTCATAACACAGCGCACTCCAGGTATCATCTCTAGCCCATGCAAGCTCCATTAGAGCTTTTTGAATTTTGTACTGAATCAGCAGCCAGAGGTATCTCAAAATACGACTCCTCTCCACTCAGCATCTTGATAAACAGCTATCCAAACCTTCATTCGCAGGGCGTCCCTAATTGTTTCGCCTCCGGCCTTCCATTCTTTGCCATCCCAGAATGAGTATATTACTATCCCGTTACGTTTACGTTGATAGATACCAATTCTGATAGGCTTGATATCACCAGGATACCATTCTGTCAGATCATTCATGTGTCTCCTTTGCCAGTCTAAGCTGCTCCTCTAACTCGCTTATCCTTGCAGCCATTAGATACGTGAATTTATCACCTGTGAGGTCCTTCCAAAGCTCCCCGTATCTCAATACAAATTGTCTATCATTATCCAGAACGTACTCGTATTTACCGTCTCCAAGGCTTATTCTCATAGATCAATCTTACTCCTCCAATTAGCAAATCTTGCTTGCCTTGGTAAGTCTTTTGCACCATGCGCAAAATGCCTAAACGTCAAATCGCGCTCAAGATATTTGTCAGGATTTGCTAGCATATCTCTTCGTTCATCGTGTGTCAATGTACCAGGAGCGACATTAATGATCTCGCCCTTAAAGCGCACTCTCAAGTTCCCTGCCATGTCTGAGGGGAACATATTAGCTTTCAGGGTTTGCCGTTTTGCTGTACCATAATTACTTCTGATGTCAGCATTGCGATTGTTCTCGCCAACCTCGATTCCTTCCAATACCCCATCGTCATCTTGAAACCTCTTCAGTTTATAGATGATGCCCTCTTTGAAAGTGCCACGACCGTGCTTATACCTACCAAAAGGAGAGCGCATCATTACTCCTTCGTAGCCCATTACTAAGAAACGCTCCTCTATTTCTAGCAGCTCTTCTAGCGAATCACACCACTCATGCTCAATCAATGATACATTCACTCCAGGGTAGATCTCCTTATACTCGCCGATTAACCTTCTAGCATGTTCAAGACGCATCTCAAACTCTTCATTACAAAGATTCACATCAGCACAATCAAACACCCTAAAGGAGATGTCATCCGCGTATTTTTCATCAGACATCACAAATGATTGTGTACGATTACAGACCTCAAAGTCGGTCTCATTACCGACTATCAACTCACCATCTAGCTCTGCAAATCCACTGAATAATTCTTGCACTTGACGACTCGGAAGAGCTATAAGCGTCCTACTCATACATTGATTCTTGAAGCCCATAGAGGTCTCTTCCAGACCGCCACAGTACGAAAAGCTCTCCACATTCTTTACTACACAGCGAATACCATCCACCTTTGGACTGACAAGCAATGGATATTGTAGCTTCTCGAAGAATGGCAGGTACTTCAGAGGATTCTCTCTTGGCGCAAACATTGGCTGTTTGAAACCAGCTATTGAAATCGTCATTTTACCCAATACTCCGCATTATCTTCCGTGATATAGAAACCGTTATACAACCCCTCCTTGACAGGCTGTCTGAATTGCTCAGGACGTGTCTTCCAAGTTTTTAGCTTACCATTGAGGCGGATCAGTCTTGGTGCCCCTCCTGAGTCTTTCAGATGAATGTGGTACAAGTATCCAATACCATTCATTGCGGCTAACTCTTCTTTAGTTACCATTTGTACGCGCCCAATGATAGCATACATTGTGTTCAGGACGCTTTTGAAACATATGGCAATGATGTCCAGGGTTGTCTTTACATTGCGCGCAATTGTTGCAGCTAGCGCCTTCTTCACGCAACTCTTTACGTCTCATGTCGGCTGCCTCCATCACTCGCTCCATGTATCCATCACGCTTATGAATCGGAAGATCCTCGTCGTTACTCCAGCTATGCTCAGGTACTTGCATCATAATTACAATCAATCCTTTCTACAGATTTGTTTGTGATCGCATCAATGATCAGGTAATAACCAACATACCTCATGCGACCTATCCGATTGAAGAGTGCCTTGTATTGCTCCGTACGCCTATACAAAGTCGCATAAATGACGCCTTGCCCATCTAAGTTGCCTAAGATTGGCGTGTCATCTTTTCGGAATGCCTCTATATAGTACTTACGGACCATACACAAATACTCGATTACCCACTATCTTTAACCGAATGCCAGCTGATAGCCAGCAGCGGATTGTAGCAGCCGTTATCATCACCGTAGACTTAGGAACTGCCGCAGATCTATGATCCTTCATTATCTGTCTCCACGGCGCTAGAAATTATTTCCGAGAATGCAGCTTCTATTTCTGCGAGTGTGATCTCAATCGTATCTACCTCGATATGTTCATGGACCGTAAGACCTTTTGTTAGGCATTCATGAAGACCTTTTAGATCCAGGTAGGCACATCTTATTGCACTCTTTTGCATCAGTGTAAGATCACACATCTATGCGCTCCTCTACAGCATCCGTTACCGAGGTTACGAATACTGAAGTGGCTTCTAGGATAAATACGCTGCTCTTTGGATAATCATGCGCCAACCTTCTCGCATTAGCCCTGACAACCGCTAAGTCCCATATCTGATCAACGACCTTGCCATTATGGTATATCACCCAGAACTTTTTCATAGACATGCCTTATTGATGATATCGGTTAGACCAATACCGCGTGTCCATGCGTTCAGGATGTTCGGCTTATCCGCAGGCGGCTTGATCGCGGCTGTGACTACGTTATACAAATCCCATACTGTGCTATTGCCAGGCATGGTGTCCCATGAGGCGAGTGCTCTTGCAAACTGTTGTGTATTTATGACTTCCTTTCGCAGACACTGTAGGAGCAGCGTATCACCATCACGCGGTGTAATGCAAATGCCCTTGTAGTTTGCGTAATCTTTCTCTTGACGATGTGCCAGCAAGGGTATCTCTGAGATCGCCTCTCGTAGCATAAAGGGCATACGATCATTGATATATGTGGTCTGACGTGTCGTAAGCACGATATCGCTCGAGAACGCTAAGTTGTCACATACAAATACTCGCGAACCAACGGCTAAACCCCTCGGCAGGGACTGGTCGTAGCTTCCACGGATACCGACAGCCAGGGCGAACTCTTTGTTCATCGAGTTTATTTCCATTGCTCCGAAAAACTTAGCAGGGAGGCCCTCATTGAAGGTTACTCCAAATGCCTCATCGCAGACTTGTAGACCTTCCTTACCTAGATACTCCTCGATTAAGAGTATGTCATCGATGAATGGACGTATTACATGATGCCGACCCATAGGAAGTCCTAGGGGTAGCTCCTTGATTTGCTGTCTTGTCTTGTGCTGCGCTCCTGCATGTAAACATAAACCCATTTGAGTCTCCTATGACTTTTTGCAATCAGGTATGCTGTATGTCCTAAAGGTATTCTCTTTCTCTCTATTAGCGGCCAGCGTGTTTGCAATCTTCTCTTGCGTCTTCAGACACTCGAGGTATACATTGTTATTTCGCTCATTATTGACTGAGAGCGCCCATAACATTAACGCAACTGATATGACCACACCGCTTATTGCAATCGAAACTTCCTTCATTGTAAAATCGCCTTATAGAATTCGTCCTTGACTGCGCCAGTGTACTCCGAGGGAAATGCGCCTGAAATGTAGATTGCGGTTCGAATTTCGCCGTATAGAACTACAGCGTCCTTAACTAACATCTCGTCGTAACTCATTAGTCAAACGCTATCTGCACTACTTTCGGCAGCTCTGTCTGAAATGCCAGAACCGTCTCCAGTACGTTAAAGATCATCCCAGGATTGGCTGCAGCGAGTCGTGTTGCTTCTGCAATCGCGCTATTAACGTCCTGGTGTTGTACTGTTCCTGGGTTCTTTCCGAGGCAATGTACCATCCAATATTTCTTCAAAATAGTTCCCTTTAAAAGATTTTCAAGCTGGCATGTTATAGCCATCTCCGTCCGACCATGATGCGCAGCGATTATGGCAGTAGAGTAACCCTCTCTATATAGCTGCAATAAACAGCCTCTTTCGGCCCCAGACCAACCGTATCCTTGCCTACTATGACTCGCGTCATTCCTAAGACCTCCTGGTAACCAATCTGGCATAACCTCTCCAATTAATAGGCGGATACCCTTGATAGAGTACCCGCCATTTTCACAGTTATCTTTCCTGTAACATCCTTATAGTCCAAGCTTCATGTGTCCACTTCTTTATAGTTTCTTCTTTTAGCGATACAAGAATTGCTTTAAGCTCGGGCAACATTAAGACTCCTTTATTTTACAGGACAAACTCCTCCAGCGCACTCATCTGCTGCCTCAAAGACGGCATTCGAAATAGACGAGATTAATCTGGTAGCCTTTACTAAGTCATCATACTTTTCCTTTGACACTTCCTCATACGGCGCTTGCACAAAGCCGTGCTCAGAATGCTGAAGGAAGGACAATGTCTTATGGTTACTACGATAATGCTTCGATAGGTATTCTTTTATTTCCGGTAGTTCCTCCCTCTTGTAATAGATTGTACAGGAAACCGCATTATCTGACCAGACTTCTTGCATATGCTTAACAGCTTTCAACTGGTCAATAGCTGTCACATCAGAAGCAAGTGTAGTCCCCACCGGATACGCAAATGGGAATGTTACAACAACTGTGTTATAGTCATCGCTGCCATCAAGATTCTTTTGAAACTCTACAGGATAACCATGCTCTCTACATACTGTTACAAGGTGATGATCACTGGCAATCCGAATACGTCTGAACATGTATTGGGCATAGCCAGGATGGATTCCTGGAACGACTCCAGGAAGAAGCGAAAGTGTGCCACTTGGCTGTATTGTAGTCAGTTTGATGGATACATTAAATCCATGAAGTTGACTGTAGCGTTTATCGTAGTCACGAAGGTGCTCATAGCACTCATCAAGCCATGACATTTGTTCCTTTGAAGCCTGTAGGACACCTGTCAATGAGATGCCCATTCTTTGATTCTTCTTCACTACCGCATCTGTTTCAGGATGATGCGCCCTTAATTGCAGTGAGTGCTTATTCACACGATACAGAAGCGTTGCCACATCTAAGAGTTCTTCTTTTGTCTCTATATTTGGCAGAAAGATTGTTGCAAGACAACACGTTTCGTACGGTTCCAAACTCTGCTCAGCACACGGATTATAGCCTTCGATATGAGGATCAGGATACTGCGTCTCTCCTAGCCTGCCACACTTCTTCGAAAGGCGCATGTTGATAAGACCATATGGCTCACCTTTGTTCTCATAGGTGGACCAGAAGTAATCGTGCAAGTCTCTGATATCATCACATGCGACTGAGTTATTACTCATCCCTCTCCATGAAGGAATGTTACCTAAAGACCATGTCTTTGCGAGAAGGAACTCCACGTCATCCGGATCACCAATCGCAATCTGGGCAGACCTGCGGACATTACCGGCGACGATAATATGGCCGATGATATTCATGATGTCAAGACAATCGATCGGGCGAACCTTCTTACCACTACGCTTAATTAAAATCTCGGAGATCTTTCCGATACCCCATACAAGATCCTCAGGGCCAGATGCGACTCCTCCAAAGCCTTTAATTGGGGTGCCTTTTCCTCGTACAACTTGAGTGGAATATGTAAACGTACCCTTTTCAGCTCGCTCTGATAGAAATGCAGCTTTAAGAGTCTTTGCCAAGAATCTGACCCACCCTTCGCGGCTATCTGGGATAATAAAGTCGGCCCCACCGTTGTCAACTCTTGTTGGTGCCTTGAACCACTCTCTGACTGCTGGTATCTTTTCAACGTTGTGTCTCTGGATATTGTATCCAACACCTGCTCCTAGTGCTAACATATCCATGCACCAAGTAAATGGCACAATCGGATGATTGACAGTTGTGAACGCACAGTTCTGAAGACTTGCAAGACCTAAGCGATCCACAGTCGTCGTCCCTAATTGCCACTTAAATCTACCTGCAACACTCCCTTTAAGGCTCATCGAGTAATACTTAAGGCGTCTCTCTTCTTCCTTAGTAAAACCACAGTGAAGCTGCTCATCACACGCTCGTATTTCTCTGTCAGTCGTTTCTTCATACTCCTCAGTACGATCTGTACCTAGCACTTGCCGAGAATATGTACGCTTATACGTAAGGTACCCAACAGAAGACCACGGAGTCTCAATCTTACCATTCGTGGGCGGAGTCTGTTGATCTTTTCCTTTTGAGCGCGGACTTTTTGAGCCTCTTTTTGTTGTAGTCATTATCTTCCTCAAACTGCGTTATTGTTCCATTATAACAGGTACTGCACGTGTACGGTTTCCCCGTATCTTCTTCGATGTCTTCATGCCATCTGTTAAGACATGCTGGACAGATGTTAGTAGACATTCTCTCTTTCGCTTATCATTCAATCCTCGATGGATAGCATTTCATTTACGAGCTGTTGAAACGACCAGACTGTCAGCGGCACTAGCTTGTCACCTGCCTTCTTAAACAGTCGCACTTTCTGCTGCTCTGTATCTACAATAAACCGATATTTTTCTCTATCGGTGTTAAAGCCGTGCATTTCAGAGATCATCAAAAGATTCTGTTCCCATGTATTCTGAGGCTGTTAATCTTCCAGTTACATGGTCATAAGTAGCACCAGGTACTGGCCCTGTAAGACCAATTGTTCTTGATTTCAGAACTGACATTGCAATTGCATTTCGTGTAGTCTCGTCTGCTGCAGTCATATTTCTACAGAATGCCAGAATGTCAAATGAGATTTGTTTAATCGAGCCTGAGCCTCTGATATCATCCATCGTAGGCATACGACCTTCCTCAAAGGACTTACCGCCGGTCGAGACTTTGCGCAGGTGACTTACAAGACCAACCCAAACAGGGTGACGCTTTACAAGCCGTAGCAGGTGATTCATTACAAGGTCAATTGCCTCATTCCCTGTTTTACCTTCAGCACCTTCTGACACTAAGATAGTTACGTGATCAATGAACAAGTACTCGCATCCAAGCAAAGCCATATACTCAAGCTTCTCTAGCACAGAATCGTCTGAAATAGAGCCTTGGTGATCAAGCACTACTACACGGTCTGATCCGAACACTTCATCGAAACCAACCTTGAGATCATCATCAGATATCTCTTCATTTGAGGGGTTCCGACTAATAGCCATTGCAGCTAGCTTAATACCAGTCTCACCAGGTGACTCTTCGAGCGAGATGATACCAATCTTTGCCTTTGTAGTCTTGATAATATGCAGCATTATCTCACGTAGCAAGGTCGACTTACCGCTACCTGTTCCACTACAAAACAAGGCGATTTCACCCGGACGCATACCTTTGATCTTACCGTTGACACCCTTCATACAATCAGGGTAGGGTACGCTAGGAACTGAATTGCGTTCGCTAATTTGTTTCCAGATGTCTTCTTTAGAGATTATACCAGCTGGTGAATATGATGTTGAATCCCAGATTATCTGATTTAACCTTTCAAAGCCTTCTTTTGTAAAGACATCACTTGCGTCCTTGTGTACACCAGGATTCCATACCTTTACTTTATCCGGACCAATGATCTTAATAGCCTTCTGAGTGGCCTTCTCACCAGCTTCGTCATTATCCAGACATAACACAACTTCTTTGAAGCTACGAATCCAATCTCGATTTTCCAAGAGTGTCTTCTCTGCTGCCCCTGAAGATGATACGCTAACAACAGGGTAGAATTTGCCGTACTTTAAATACGTGGCCTGAGCAACACTGAGTGCATCTAATTCGCCTTCAGTAATGATCAGACGCTTACCGCCGCCATTAAATTGATCTTTACCGAAGAGACTGTGTACTGCAGGCTCACCAATCCACGTAAATGTCTTCGGGAGTGTTCTGCACTTATAGCCAGTCTCATTAGCGTAAGGGTAATAGTGTTTATCAATCTCACCGTCACCTTTGTAGCTAACCTTCACATTGAAAAACTCACATACTAGCTTTGTGATATTTCTCTCTTGGAAGCCGCGCGCTTTAAACGTTTTGACCTCTGCCAACGCAGCTGCTCGAGACTCTTTACTCTGAACGACTTCAACTTTTGGCGCAATGTGGGGTTCGTTCGGGTCTTGGTCTTTTTTGAAGAAAGTACTACAAACAAAGCACCATGAGGTTCCTTCTTCATAGATTTGTCTGCCGTCTGAACTCTTACAGTTTGGATTCAGGCAGGGTTGGTTGTGCGTTACTATCTTTCCCATTAGAAATGCTCATAAAGAATTGTGCTAAGAACATCAATGAGATGCCCATCAGCAGAGTATCAGAGGACTCTGGATTTGCTTTTGCAAATGCTACAAATGCGCCCTGAATCAGCAGGCTAAGACCTACTAATCCTAAGAGGACACCTATAAACTTAAACATCTGTTATTTCCTTCCTTGGTTTATCTGCACCAACCATTTGCATTGCCTTTGCTAGACGCTGCTTATGGCGTTCTGTTATCGGCTCCTTGACCGCCCAAGACACCTTGTTGATCAAGAGATTATACCACTTGTCTTGTCGATAAGGCGCTTCTACATGTAATAGCGACCATGATTCGGCGTAGCTCAGTGTGCCCTTGCTGTGATACTGCTCAATGGCAATAAATTCAAAACCTTCTTTGCCAAAGTTCTTGACTGATGCACTCAATTCTTTGCTGGACGAGATATACCATCGCCAGTTCATATCAGTCTGTTGTCGGCGAACAGTCCCTTCTACTTTCTTAAGAGTAGTAAAGTTCTTCTTACCTAAATAAATCTTATTAGCATTGTTGTCTACGATAACGTAGATAAATCCAATGAAACCTTTTCCGCCGAGATCTTCAGGGAAATCCCAGTGCCCATTACCTCTGTAATCTCTTGCATCTACACGCGAATTGGCCTTACCTTCCAGACTAACTACGCTACGAACTCGCTGAGTAACCACAGGAACAACATTAAGAGGCTTGTGGGTATAGCCAACAAGGTCATCAGGTAGCTTAAACTTTGGTTTCTCCTTATCACTCTCATCCATAGTCCTCCTTCAACTGCTACCGCACCCGAAGGCACGGTAGCGAGTCTGTTACATTAAGCGTGCACGAATATCCTCGAATGGTGTCCTGCGAAGCAACTTTCCATCCTCGAATACAATCTTCAACTCGCCAAGCGCCTCTTCCTCTGGCGTCTGGTTGTCATAGAGCACGTACTCACCGTTCAGCAGCTCCACCCTTAACAGCCCTTTGGCAGACTTCTTTATGCCGTCGTCTGTCTTTGGATTCTTAAAGATGTCCCTGCGAACATTGTTTACAGAGCCTGACGTGGACTTGATAGCAGCACCAAGACTGTCACGAGTGCTGTAATTGTATGTGTATGAACCGATGCCGAACACACAGTTACAGCTTGCATAGCCCATATCCTCAAGATTAGAGAGGATCTGATAGGCACGTCTAGGAGTAATAGAATCTCCGTAAATAAGACCGACGTGCTTGTCCAGAACCATATAACCAGCTTCGGTCATAGTGGTTCCGAAACGCTCTGCAAGAATCCGTACAGCGCCTTTCCACTCATTGCTCCCTACAGGTGCTTTTGGATCACCGCAGATGATCTTCACAGGGTCACCAGAGTCAGGCCTGAACACAACCTTTCCGTCGCGAGCCATGATCTCTTCTTTCAGTGATGGCGCTGTTACTGCAATCACACTCCAGAAGTCCCATGTATCAGAGACGATTGACACGATACCTGATGGATACACTTCGGTAATAAGACGCTTGATAGTCTCGCGTTCACCGGCCTCTTCACCCAAGCACATTACTGAGTGCTCAGTTGCAGGTACACTTCCACCAAGCAGTCCCTTCGCATTGTAGAAGTACTCAATTGCGTCGAGAGCTGTCACTGTATCCGTTCCGTAGAACGAGGTCAAGTGCGCAGTGCCAGTCATTGCCGCATCCACAATACCCGACATGCCACGCATCGAGAAGTCATGCCCTTGCCAATCCACAAAGTCCAGCGGTGCTCCTGTGCGTATTGCGAACGTCTTGAAAATCTGACGATAGTGATTCGCTATCGTGGCATTCAACATCTTTTTCCACAGCTCCGAAGATAGAGCCGACTCGACATAGTTCGTGAGCCAGTAGAAAGACGAAATAGTCTCCCTAATCGTAAACACAGGAATTCCTGGATTCACTTTAACACCCTCCGGCAGCGCCTTGATTCTCAGCGGAATATAGCCAAGCTTGTGCAAAGCAGCTATGTGTTCAACTTTGAAATCACAGAACAGCGATGTGTCCATTCTGTTCTTGTACGCCGGAACAACCTCCTCAGCTGGCATATTGAAGAACGTATCATTGAACATCTCGATGAGATAGTAGATAATCAGCATCTCGAGGCCATAAAACACGAACTTCCCGTCATACATGCTCCGTTCCACGTTCATGTGTTTGTCACTTCTTGGCGTGAAGTTGGAGTATACACCCGTCGTACCCTTAGGGTACTGAAAGATGTGGCCCGACTTGTAGAAGTCTATGGCGTTTATTGCTTTTACTTTAAACATTTTGATACCTTTCTTAACAGAAAGTTTTGTGAGCACTTTAATATTGGCAGCTCACTACTCCACATATGAAACCTTTATACCATTCTTATGGCAAAAGTCTAATTCTTCTTTCACACCTCTTGATACAGACCAACCCTCCAGCTTGAGTAGATGCATTTCATCGCACCGCTTCAAGAGATCCAGCGAAAGATCACCCCAGAATGCAAAGTCGTTAGGCAACTCATGAAGCTTCACGACTGGATGAAAGAACATCGGAGTGATACAGTGTTTACCAACTTGCATTAGCTTTGCTGCATATGCGTATACGGCAAACATTCGAGTCTCAATTACGACAGGATATGGACTGTAGTAAGGTGCTGCTATGTAAATCATTGTCTCTCCAGGAAGCTGTTAGTACACCAGACATTTTGAATCCCTGCATCGTGCAATACCTCCAGACCTTTGCTGAAGATACCATGCGATACATACAGAGAGATTGACGCAGGCTTGAACTCCCGTTGAAGCAGTTTAGCTGCCTCTATGAACGTCCTGCCGCCATCACAGATATCATCTACGATCAACAAGTGCTGACCTTGTACACTACTGTTGAAGACATTATCGACAGTGAGTCCAATAACCTCTCCTGTCTTTAAGTCCCGAAGCTTATCCAGCTGAATGACACACGAATTGAGCTTTGAATGCCTCGCGAAGTGTGAGTAGACCTTTGCAGCCGCCCCTTTGTCAGGTGCAACCATAACAGGACTATTCGTGTTAATGAAGTCACGAACATCTCTGTGCTGCCACATGAGTTCATGCTGTGGCACTGCAATAGCATTGTGCAGATACTTCAGAACCATTGGCGAATGTGGATCGTCCACTATGACATCGTTGAAGTGCATGCTGTTGATCAGTTTGGCAAATACGGAAACGCTTAAGGACTCGCCTTGATTGCAAACACGATCTTGCCTTGCATACGGAAAGTATGGCAGAATCAAACTGAACTTAGTGCAATCAACAGTACGCTGAAAGGCATCTGACATCATCAGCAGTGTCATTACGTCGTCAGAATTCTTTAGAAAAGCCTCTATGACGACCTCATTACATTGCTTTGGAACAGTCCCGATATTAACACCCATTTCACCGCCAGGGAACTTCCATACTTTTGAATCTTTTACTACGGAACCATCCACAACGATCTTGATCACTTGATTCACCCCTTAGGCTGAGATTATAAAGAGAATTGCCCATATTACAGCACCTACAACTGCCACCCATGCAGCGCCCTTGATTGCGCCCATTACAAAATCTAAGAGGAAGCAGCCCTCCTCTTTATCAAAAATAGCGTGATAGAAGGCACTGATAATAAGCACGAGAAGCGCTAATTTGATGGCGTTTGTTTCCATCAATCACACACTAACTCATACTTATACTGAGTGATCGTCTCCTCACCGACAACCACTCGTCTGCAGTTTTGAGAATCCTGCTTCACATGCGCAAAGACTGAGAGTTTCAGATACTCAAAATCAAAGTGATAGTCTATATTGAAGGAGCCTGGATACTCGTTAGAGCTGGTCCCCTTTGGGTCTAGACTAATAAGGAATTCCAAGACTTCTGTAAGTTCCTCACATTTGAACCCCTCGAGACCATACAGCGAAAGGTATGCTGTATAACGCGGACCAGTTAGGGAAGGAGTGGAAAACTTGCCAGGAAACCTCTTGTTAATCTTCCAGACAAGATCTACCATCTTTGGAGTGTTCTCCATTATCTTGCTATAAAGTTCATTTGCCTTTTCGACGAAGGGTACAATCTGAATACTCTTCATGACTTTCTTGCTAACAGCTCTCATCGTATTTTCTCACTCTGATATGCGCGGTTGCGGAAACTAGCGGTTTTTGGCCGCACTAAGCCGAAACTGGCAAAGGCGGCTATTCGTATAACTGAAACTTTCGGGGTAGCTGAGGGGCCAGTGACCCCTAGGGCCACCGGACTGTCCTAGCCTAACGAAAATTTTGGCTTTCCCGTCTTGGGATTTATCTCGGCTTCCTTTGCTATTTTCTCTTTGAGGAAGTCGAACATTAAGGGCGGTTCTACTGGACGAGGCTTGAGGCCTAGCTCAATCTCCAGTTTGTCATTTGCAATTTCAAGCTGATGGGTGAGATTGTCATGTCCAAGCAACTGTTCCCATGGAGTGACTTTCTTTACCACATTCTCCGTAGGAGGCTCCTTCAAGAAGTCTTCGGAAATCTCAGGAGCTGGCACGTAAGGTGTATACGGACAAACGTTCCAACCGACCAGACTAAACTCGTCATTCATTGTCTTCTTAAGGTAAATCAGCTTACCGTTGAAGATCAGTTCTTCTTCCCATGTGTTTCCAAAGTAGCTCTGATACGCCTCTGTTACTGTGTACTGAAACATCGGTTCTGTATTGAAATCAGCTAAGTATGCCTTTGCTTTCTTTGGGCCAATCTTTGGAATCCCTTTGATGTTATCTGTAGGATCACCTTGCAGAAGCTGCTCATAGTAGAAACGTGTAGCCTCCATCTCAGTAACAGTTAGAAACTCATTCTTATGCATCAGGTAATGTCGACCTGGCATGCAACGAAGATCTTTATCAATGCTACAAATAACGTAATCTTCACCTTGCATAACGCACTCTTGCTGCCAGATTCGAAGCAAGTCATCTGCCTCTTGGCCGTCAGCAGCGACTGCCATCCCTGCTTCTACTGCCATCTTTCTCAATAACGGAACAAAGGGGTTCCGTTTAGAGGGATCTGCATGCCGATTTGCCTTATAGTCGGGATACATATCATTTCTAAAATTACCTTCACCCTTCACAGCCATCTTGTACTTATCTGTAAAGCAGCACTCGCCTAGCTCAATTACGATCTCTTGAAACTTTAGCCACGCATTATTAAGATATTGCTGATCTTGATCTGGCGTAAAGACCGGTTGTTCTAGACTAACGATTGTGACACCATTACCATTTCTGTAGCGACTCTCACAAGCCATATATGCGACGACATCACCGTCTATTAGTGCCGTAGTCATATTTCATCCTCGCTAGAGTTAACGGCGTCCTCATGTAATTCAGAACACCTATGACTGAAGTGTTCTGTTATAAAGATCTGTAACTCTTGCATGCTTTGAAATACACATTTCTCGGACGGTCTGTATCCTCTCGCATCGTCATAACAGTCCATTACGATGAAGCCATTCTCAGCTGGCTCTATTGTTATTCTTATATTAGATTGCATTATTTATTGTACCATACAAAGTGGGTGGCCCACTCGGGTCGTGTTGTATATCCAAGAGGATGTTGGTTTGAGTACCCATCTTTCGTTGCAAAGTAGCCAATACCGTCATCTGGACCAAAGCATATAGTATCCATCTCTATGTCTTTGTTAAGCTCAATTAGCTCTGCAAAGTCCTCAATAGGCGTAAGCAGCAGACCGCTCTTTCTGAAGATGGCGTCATAGTTAGACCTATACGCATCACTCGTCTGCTTGGTCTGTAACTTTTCACCAGTGTGAGGATTTCTATCAGTTAATTTCCGGGACAATTTCTTTCTCCAATACTTTTCCACATTCAACTGCTAGCAGATTTCTAGCCGCCTCGTGCAAGTGTATATTTGCATCACACAGCTGATTCCGCATGTCGCCTGTCGGGGTCGTTAAAATCAGCGGACCAATCTCGTTAATACACAGATCGATTACTTTCCTTACTGCTTTGAAATCCATCAATACTCCTTTGAATGGCCTGCCCTGCTGGATTCGAACCAGCTACCCCCGCCTTAGAAGGGCGGTGCTCTATCCAGATGAGCTAAGGGCAGTATGTGGTCCCCGGAATCGGACTTGAACCGATATGACCAAAGTCGAGGGATTTTAAGTCCCTTGTGTATACCAATTCCACCATCCGGGGTGTTGATCAGTCTTTTCTTTCCAGACCGTTACGTACGGTACTCATGAATTCTCGAGCCGTCTTCCAGCTTGGACCATTCCTCTCGTAAAGACCAGAGGGCAGACTCGGTGTTCTCAAGGATATCGATTGTTACATGTGATTCGTAGTAAATTGCATCCATTGACGCTCCTATTGGTATTTAACACTTACAATTTCAGGATTTCGTCCCTTATAATACAGCATAGCGCGTCTCTTTGCTTCTTCATGCTGATCTTTCGAGTCACCATTAATGAACTCAGTCCGAATAATCTGTTGGCGGAAGCCCTCAGCATTCGTAAACCACAGACACACTGAGTAGGCCTCCATCAAACTGCCTTTTTCACAAACAGTGTAATCGTGTTTGCCAGCTTATCGCGCTCAGTTCTCCAGCGCTTCGTGTTGTCAGGCTCCTTACCAATAAGCTTATCCGCAACATTGCAGATAGCGGAATGGAAAGACTTAGCCTTTTCTTCATCAAGCATGCTGGTAAAGAACACATGACGACCACCCTTTTCTGCGATCCGCTTTACATCACGGTCAATGTTCGCTCCGGACCAGTCAAATTTCTTTTGACGCACAACACCGGTGGCGCCTTTACGTGTCTTAACGTTGTAACGGTTCGGATTCTTCTCAGGCTTCGCGACCTTCAGCTTAGGTTTAACGCTAAGAGGTTTGCGAAGCATGGTTATTTCATGATTCGGGAGTAGGATACGAGCGATGTCTATCAGCGCCATAATAACTCTTGCTTCGTCTGCTTGTGTCAACTGTGTCATTTTTATTCTCTTAAGTTTAGGATTTTTCAGATATAACTTCAGTCTCTAGAATCTTAACTGAAGCCTTGTCTCTAATAGTTATCTTATAAATTCTGTTCGCATAGAAATTAGGCATTTGCTTGTCTATTCCAACTAATGACAACGCCCAAATAAAGATCGAAAAGATATCACTAGATCTATTAGAAAATGTATATGTCTTATACAGCTTTTCTTTATACTTTGGATTGGTGTATGTATAACAAATCGAACCATCACTTGCGATCAAACCACGCAAGAACATCTCAGGGAATTCTTCTACAATTTCCTTTTGAAAATCTGCTAACTCAATTTTACGATCGTGCTTAAAGCCGGTCCCATACTGCGGGAATAAATCCATAAAGTTAGTTACTGTAAGTTTCAGATTAATACAACCTTCCCTGTCTTGCTCTTGTACTGGTCTTTCAAAGACACATTCCATCGCTGTAACAGTCTCAGATATGAGATTTAAGTGCTTCATATCTAACGCTATTGTTAGTCTATAGTGTTCGCAAGTAGGATCTTTGTAAATCGAACCATCACCTAAGTACAACCCTAAAAGGAACGAATAAGCTTTCCTGCGCTTAACTTCCATAATTATCTCCAAATGGTGATCCCGATTGGATTTGAACCAATGACCAACACCTTATGAGGGAGCTGCTCTTACCACTGAGCTACAGGACCACTGCTACAATTAAACTACTTAACGATTACCTACGGGTATTTCCCTACGACCATCAAGGCCGCTTGCATGGCCACGACCCCAGGGCGCATAGATATTGCGCTCAAGGGCTTTGTGGTCAATGTAATACACACGCGATACACCGCCCTTGTATGTGCTTCTCAAAGAGTGGTTTTGCAGGACCATTGCCTTAACAGCCTTTGTAGGAATAATGGCCGGTAGGACTGCCTGCGCAGAGTTGCCTGTGTCTTTGATCATTTATTACCCTTCTTTGTTTGTTTGCGGACTTTCTTGCTGCGCTTGATCTGATCTCCCTTGAGTTGGAATGGTTGATTGTGTGGAGCCTTTGGATGATTTTTTGCGCTGTCGCTCATTGCTTCTCCTATCAGTGTACATAGAACCTGGATCAAACCCGAACTTTTCTTTTACTTCCTTGCGGTAATAATCGTCCGCATACTCACCCATTATGCTCTCCAGCCGTCTGGGAGAGAGCAATTAGAGGGTGCTTCAGCAAAGAACGGCGCTATTTGTGCTTCAGTGAAACCAGCTAAGCCACATCCAACCTTTGTAACATTGAACTGTAGCTCAGGATGCATAGTTGCGTAACGCAGAAAGACCTCTATATGATACGAGACCTCTGCCAGCGACATCTTTATCCACTTAGTCCGCTTTGTAGGCAGTGCATATGAGTTTCCAAAGTGACCTATACCTTGACCATATACTGCCCCATAGCTATCAAGCGCATCTTTAGCAGCACCACGCTCATGACGGCCTTCCAGATTACTTCCAAATACGAAGATCACCTTTGAAGCTCCTTTTCTATACTAGCAGGGACGCCGCCTATAGACAGATATTCAGCATCTTCTAGTCCCCGGACGGTGTACCGATCTTGCCCCCAGCAAAAAGTTATTGTAGGGGCCTTGAATAGTGACTTCACCCTCCACCAAAAAGTAGGCACTAATATTACCGTGCTCCATTCACAGCGATTGAAGGGTTCTTTCATAGCTCATTTCCAAATACGAAGATCACTTAACCTCCTTATTAGACGATTTAATCTCCACCAGTACAACTTCGGGAACATGATACGCTTCAACTCAGTAATACGTCTTGACAAAGCGTCCGTCATAGAACTCCTTTCGAGGGCGTATCCAAACGTTACCGTTTCGCAATGCCCCATTCTTTGATGCTTCAACGTACACCACAGAGTCCTCTAACGTACTTTCAATCTTGCCGAACGCAAAGACAAGGTAAAGATTTCCTGTGTTGAGATGCTCTACAATGTCACCTAATCCAAACTCTAGTCGCTCGGCTGCTATACCCATTAGTATACCTCGTGCTTCTGCGTTGGATCAAACTTAGAAGTCAACTCGTGCAATTGCTTAGAATTGATCAATTGTTTGCTATAAGCGTTGCATAAAATCCGACTAATTTCTCTGTTCCAGATACGATGCGTAATTTTCAAGATTAATTTATTAATGTACTTCATACCAGTTATTTCCTATCTTAGCCTCACCGTCCATGATCTCTACGCCGAATAACTTAGGACCATCGATGAATGCTTGCTTGCTGATTTTAGCTGCCGCCTCTGCATGCTCTTCAGGGACCATAAAATCCTCTTCGTCATGCATCATGATACAAGGTTGATACGGAATACCAGCCTTTTCCAGACCTTCCATGGTCAGCATTACTGCGGCTGAGCATGTAGCCTTCTCTGCAGCCTGGAGAAGAT